GCCTGACTTAGTTCACCCTCTGCAGGACGATCAGTTGGACTCATTCTCTGAGGATCGGGCGTAGTCTTCGTAGAGGGTAGGGTGGTGCTTGGGGCAGTAAGCTCCGCTGGCATGGTAATGTCATTAGGCTCCGCGCCAATACCCCTAGCAAACTTATCGAACTCTGCCTGAAGTTCCCGCTCCTTTAGGTCATTGACCCGTGGCCCCATAGTGTCTGAAAACTCTGTAGCTCCACGCATTTCAGATAAGTTCTGTGCGCGATTAATTGGAGTACCAGCTAGAGCGTTTTCTAGTACTTGTTCAGGACGCATAGCAGTGCCACCTGTACCTACGGTACTAAGGGCATCCATATTGAAGTAGCGAGTAAAGCGTTCATGCTTTAGACTGCTAAATTTACGTGCAGTTTCTACAGCTTCACCACCAATTTCGTAGGGGATAGCATTTAGTGAGTCTACGGAAGCATTGGCAAGCTCGTCAAAGATACCCGCTCTGGTAAACTCAGACTTATCAGCCGCTTCTCTGGCAGCTTCCAGCATACGAGACCTAAATCTACGAACTTCTGCCACTGATAACGTACCCTCACGGGCCTTCATGGCAAAATTATTAATTGCAGCGTCTAGTTGCCCACCGCCAGCGATAGTCTCGCCGTCTAGAAGCCGCGTCCTGCGCATCTCTGAGATTGTTCGATCTACATTAGAGGCATCTACTTGTAGGCCGTCATCAATACGTCCATACAAGTAATCTTCCATTTCAATGATATTTGCTCTAGCCTCGAATAGAGTTTGCTGGGCGACTTTAGAAGCCTCAGTCTGGCGCATATCAGGTGATAGATTTGTTAACCTAGCATTTGCCTCGTCTTGTGCCAATTTGATACGTGTGTCTAATATGTTTTGGAAGTAGCGTTCACGTAGAGTATCGGCTGCGAACTGGTTACCTGCTCTGGCAAGACGCTCAGATGTAGCCAAAATTTGGGAAAGTGCTGTATTAACCTCTTCGGCTACTGCAGCGGAAAAGTTTATACCTTTATCAGAGCTACCACTAATTAGTCCGTTCTGTATAGCTACTAGTGTAGGGTTATCGGTAAGAGTACCAGCGGGTAGGTTTACTCCGTCTACTGGGCTGGCATCTCCCAGCGCAAGAGAGGTCTCTAGGTCTTGGATAATACGCTCTGGAGTGTGTGCATCAGCCGCCTCAGTAAGACGATCTGCTAGGGTAGTATCCCCCGCGTCAGTAGCCGCCTTAGCTTGATCTAGGAGTATCTTACGCTGTTGCTGTGCAGCTAGTAGTATGTCATTGACGGCACCCTTACGAGCGGCCCCATCGCTGAAGCCAGCGACTAAGTCTTCTAGGGTCTTACTGGTAGCGTCTGCAATTCCACCAACTCTAGAAGTGGCAGAGGCAGCATTACCGCCTACTAACGCACCTAAGAACTCTGCTCCCATTTGCGCCCAAGGGTTATCTCCCAGACCAGCCTTCTCAATAAACGCAGTCAGTCCAGCCGCACCCGCTGTGGCACCGCCTTCAATATTACGAAAGCGAGTAGGGTTCTGTGCAGCTTCTTTTATAAGTGGATTAGTAAGGCCAATACCTGCCTTAGCAGTCTTTAAAATAGCAAAGGCTGGAACAAGGTTTTCAGTGACTACACGACTAACGCCAAACTGTGCGCGGTATTCTTCTGGCACATTCTCCCTAGTGACGTAGGTATTCTCGCCAAGAACCGCATTACCTATATTTCTTATATTTTGACTACTGCCCAGAGGCGCGGGATTACCTCCTACTACAAAGTCTTTTGGGTCTGTGCTTAGATAAAACTCTGGGTCATAATTAGGGGAGTTGGGATCGTCCACGCCTTCGGGAGCATTAATGCTAGCCAGCTTGTTTACTCCCTGTCGGAATAAACTCTCACCAGACGTTAACCCCATGTTAACTAAATCGACGGGTAGGCCAAGAAGGTTTGTAGCTGCAGTACCAACACCCTTAACACCAGCCTTAACGCCGCTATCAATGCTAGTATCAATAGTATTACCAGACATAATGAAGTCTAGTAGGGCAGTAGGCGGGACACCATCTTGAATAGCTGGGGCCAAGTCGAATGGCTTACCATCCATGTTAAAGGCAGTACCAGCCTGACTGACGATGTCATTGAAAATAGCTTCGTCGCTCTCTCCAGAGTTACGCCGCTGTTGGATTTTGGCTAGGTCTAACTCTCCAGAAGTCTGTTGCTCTTCTACAGGCTCGTCACCAAACGGATTTTCATCTACCGCTTCATCGCCAAATGGATTTACATCAGCCATATTACTTACCTTTTTTAATGTAGGTTTTGCCTTGGTAGATATACTTCTCGCCAGCCTTTATCTGGGCATACTTTGGATCATCTGTGCCAGTTACAACGGGTAGGCTGGAAGTATTTGTACTATCAGAAGAACCTGCATTAGACTTAAAGACGCTGTCTGTAACACCCTTACTATCGCTTTCCTGCTTACCCTCAATGGACTTAATCAATTGATCATATAATTTAGAAAGTGGAGTAATGGCTCGTATAGCTACGTTAGCTTTACTCTCAGCGGCAGTGTTAATGTTACCTTTGTTACCAACACTGTCTATGATATTCTTTTGGTTAATTATAGATTGGTCTAGCAGGTCTTTAATGGCCTTCATATCCCGTAGAGCGTCTGGTTTACTGTACCAGAATTGTTGAGATTTTGGTAACAGGTCTTCAATCTCTGCTTTTAGCTGTACACTGTCTCGTAGCCCGGGAAATGCAGAGATGATGTTAAACTTAGTTACCTTAACCAGAGAATCTAAGGTTGTAGCCGCATCTGCAGTATCAGGAGCCATTGTCTGGTTAAAGATACCAGAAAATTTGTTACCTATTTTACCAAAGAAACCTTCAGGGCCAAATGCGGCCTGAATATTTTCTAAATCTTCAATACTGCCTGAGAAACCAGAGGCTTTTAATGCCTCTTCCATCTCAAGTTTTGCAGCCTCTAAGTTGGCTTTTTCTTCTTCAGTAAGGGTAGACTCCACAATCCTAGAAGTTGCATCCTCAACAGTCTCAGTACCCCCGATTTCACTCTGTTGGTTTGTGGCTGTATCGACGATGACTGGTCTGCCGAAGCCATCACTAGTCACCTTAATAGTACCATTGACGATACCCAAGGCACGTTGACGGTCAATACCGCTCTCCACTAGTGCCTCTACCTTAGCCGCATCGTCCATGCCAGCTACAGTATTTAGAGAGCCTTCAATGATTGGCTTGGTAGTATTAAACCACTCAGTAGCCTCTTTGCGCTCTGCTTCGTCGTCAGATAGCAGCATAGAACCAAACTTAATTAGGTCTGCAGTGTAGTTTGCGGATGTGTAGCTTTGCTGCTTATCCTTGACTGCCTTACTCTGCTCTTCCCAATTACGCTCAAATTCAGCTAGCTTGTTGCGGTAGTCTTCGCCTTGTAGATCAGAGACACCTTCTTCTTCCATGAAGCTCTGTAGAGCGGCCTGTTTAGCCGTAAGCATCTGACCGTGGTTAGCTGGCTTGACTGGACTGTAACCGTCCTCTGTATATTTTTTAAACTGCTCTTGAGTAGTTGCCTCTACTTCGGAACCATTTAAGTACAGTGTCTGCTTAACGTAGTCTGGTTGTTCTGCAGGTTTAATTACAGACCATTCATCGTTAATAGCCTCTTGTTCTTCGGCTTTAGATTTAACAGTCCACTCCGCACCATCTTTATAGAGTGTACGTGAGTATTTTTCTGTAGCCGCTGGTTTAATAGGAGAGAAGTTAGCTTTTATAGCCTCATCATAATCTTCTTGGTTGAATACCTCTTGGGACTCTCCTGCAGCATTGTACAGCATACGCGGTTTAAAGTCTTCAGGCTCCGCAGGTTCTACAGGAGACCATTCATCCTTAATAGCCTGTTCATAAGTAGCTTTATCATAGATAGGCCACTTCGCACCATCTTTGTACACAGTACGAGTTGGGAAGTCTGCAGGGTCTGCAGGTTGAATACTATCAAAACCCTGCTTGCGTAATTGAGCTTCTTCCACAGCATCTCTAGGAGTAGTCTTACGTCCATCTGGGTGAAACATCTCTACACTTATGTAATCAGCTTCACCGAAGGATGCTAGTCTGCGATCTAAATCTGCACGGCGTTCTGCAGTAATTGATTGATCAGAAAGCTCATAACGAACTTCATCAATATCCATCTCTAGTACGTTCTTACCTCTAGACTGACCAAACTCAATACGGCCTTCAGAAGAAAGATTATTGATACGCGCACTCTCAGCCTCAAACGGGCCATCGCCTTGGCGTAGCTGCCCTAGATCATTCATTTGCTGATCGATGTCTGCCTGTGGCGTACCCTCTACGTAACTAGAAGACTGCTTCATAATAGCGTCTAGGTCTGCAAACCCAGTAATTCCTAGGTTAGTGACCACACTACGGACGGCATTCTTATTGTCCTCGGTTACATCATAACCCTTAACAGTCAAATAGCCGTTAACCAGACGCTCCTGAGCCTGTACCTTTTTATCTTCTTCGCGCTGCGCCTTGGCAATTGAACGGGCATTGGCGCGGGCCTCTCGCCGCTTCTCCAATTCCTCTTGGCGTTTGGCCTCGTCCTGTCTACGTATACCAGCGGCTATTTGGTCGGCAAAACCTGAGAAGTAGTCCCGTGGCTCCTTGTAATTACCAGCGGCAATATTGGCACGTACTTTTGCAGCCTCACTACGAAAGCTCATCTTCAGGCTCCTCTTCTGTTACTTCGCCTAGCATAGCCGCTTGCTCTTCAGGACTAGCCACCATGTCGCTTGGTTCAGGCATTGACATGAGACCTCGGTTAGCGGCCTCCTGCACCATAGATTGTTCTATATCACCAGTCGCCTGTTCCTCTGGATCATCAATAGACATTCCAAGAGAAATCTTGAGTAGGGTAGGTGTAATTGCTACGCGGTCCTTGTCCTCAATACCCATCTCATACTTGATGTCTACGTCCTTAGCGGAAATCTCAATGTAACGGGCTAGGGGGCCAGCGCAGAGTATGGCTAGGTCTATGCCTATCTTACCCTTGCTCACGGCCTGTAGGAGTATGGTAGTTACAATAGTAGTGATGTGAGCGTCTATGCCCAGCATAGCGAAGACCAGTTCCTTCTTCTCTGGCTCATCAATTTTATCAATCAAGTAGCTGACTGCTTCGTCATAATCTACAATATCTGGTGGTCGGTGCCACGCATAGTTGCGGGTGTCTGACAAATAGTTTGCACCGGGAATTGGAGCATTAAGCCTCATCTTCTAACTCCTCTTCCTTCTCAATTGTACTGTCAGTCTTCTCGTCTAGAAGTTCTTCTTCTAAGTCGTCAAAGTACTCAGGGGTAAAAAACACGCCGTCTGGCTTCAGGGCTGCAGTATCCTTGAGCAATTTGCCCTTCAGAAACTGCTTGATAGATTTCTTTACTGCATCATCAAACGTCATTGCTTATCATCCCGTAATTAACCATGAGGTATCCATGTTCACCTTCTATGACGGCCTCTGGGTGGGTTTTCTGTACTTCTTGGGCTAGTACGCCGAATGTCGGGTATTTATCTGCGCCAATGCGCTTACCTTCTTCATTCCAGTCCCAAGTGTAGAAGTTAACACCCTTCAACGTATCGTAGTGCTGGATGTTCTCTTTCAGGCGTACATCAGATAGACCCTTCAGGAAGTCCACAGCCCACTTAGAACCTGAGCTAGAGCCTAGGAATGCGCCACCAATTGTCAGTAGCCCTTCCATAAATCCGCTACCGCCCTTCTGCCCAGACTGCGCTTGCATCTGCGCAATCAGTAGACGTAGCTCACGCTCTTGGTCGTTGTCCGTTGTCTTCCAAATGTAGTCTAGGAGGTTGTCTGCGTAGTCCCACAACTCGGCTTGCTGCTCTGAGGTGAGGTCTAGGGCAGACTTAACGTCAGTAGTGTATGCATCGAACTCCGCTTGGAAGGTGGTAGTCTCCACAGTCTGTCGCCATTTAGCATTTGCCAAGTCTATCTGGTACTGCATCTCAGCTACAAACTTTTGACGGTCATTGCGGATGTCTGCGTTAAACTGTGCAGCGTCATTAATCTCGCCAGCATTGAACTTCAGTAGTGCGTTGATCTCAGAGGTATTGTGCCGCTGAATATTCACAGCCAGTTCATCATAGAACTTCTGCATATCGTTGGCGACTTCTGCGCCGAACCTACGAGCTACGTTGGTAGCATTAGTGTTATCAAACAATGCCTGAACGAGTGCTTGCTTGTTAATTACTTCTGCCTGTTGCTCATTAGACAGGTTGGTCAGGTCCATCTCTAGGAAAGCCTTGGCATTCTGCACGGCTGCTTGAGAGCGTACATCCAAGTTAGCCAACTCAATCTGTGACAAGACCTTGGCCTTATTGATAATGGCTTCCTGCTTATTGTTCAGGTTCTCTACAGTCAGTGTCTGGAAGAAGGTGGCTTCCTTCTCAGCTACTCCCATCATAGATTCCATAATAGCATTAGACATTGCAGCGGTTGCCGCCGTACCTGAGATACCGTTGAAGCTAATGGAACGCATGACATCGCGGTTAACTGCTTGCGCCCAAGGTGGGATAATTGGATTACCGTTAGCGTCTTTAAATTCAGCCGCAATAGTCTTCATCTGCCAGACTATGGATGTCTTGGCATCTACAAACTCTTTACCTTCGCGTACCAGCTTATCAGCCAGTAGCTTACCTGCAGTAGTACTGGTGTCGATGACTTTGGAGAGGTCTACGTTAGCCCAGTCATTGAGTGCAATACCCAGTTCGTTGGCAGTGCCATCTGCATTAACGCCAGTAGCGGCACCAGTAACGTCAATAGTGTACTTATCCGCGTCTACTAAGTTCTCATCTCTGATTTCGCCTGTGACTGGGTCCACCATCTCATTGTCTGTGAGATTAGCCATTTCTGGATCGTAGGTAGTACCAGTCTTATCCTCTACATCGTCTACAGTCGCTATGTCTTCGTTGGCTACGGTATTAGGGTCGTAGCCCTCATTATCACCGAGCGAGTAGTTAGGGTCATTAGGATCAATGTTCGTACCCTCAGCGTCAGCGTCTAGGGTAGGGATCAAGTCAGACAACTTCATTCCACGGTCTTCGAGGAACTTCATAGGGTCTGCGATGATGGCGTTTGCTTCTGCAGCATTTGTCACAAGACCTGCAGCCTTAGCCATCTCCACAATCTGATCTATGTTAGTAGTATCCCCAGAGCCGCCATCTGACGGCTGTGAGTTGTCCTGCTCTTCCTGTAGAATGCGGTCTGCATCGTCGTCATTACCCTGCGCACGTTGCTCTGCAGCCATGATCTTGTATTTACTGGTGGACTGGTCGTAGCCTTCCATACCGGGAAATAGTCCATTGGCATCCTCTTTCAGAGAATCCATGACCTTCTGCTCACCGTTAATATCTACGACTTTGACTTCGTAGGGCAGTCCCAAGAAGTTATATGAGTAGGACATCTCCCCGTTATTGTAGACTTGGCGACCATCTACTACGGAACCTTTCTTAATGTCTTCCTCTGGGTCTAGGTTGTTTGCCCATCCAGAGATTGTACCAATGATACCTACTGGCGAGGCAAATCCTAGAAGTTTAGAAATACCAGATGGAGCCGAACCCGCTGGTACAAAGTCTTCATTTGTACCGCTGGATGTTATGTTCTCAGAATTAGTACTCTCACTATTAGCCGAACCTGAGTAGACGGCCTTGCCAGAGTTATCACTCCCATAACCGCCAGAGCTGTTTTTTTCAACTACTTTACCAGCATTACTACCTGAGTCGTAGGTAAGTGTACCGCCTACGTATGAAGCACCATCATTAGGGGTAAACGTATTAGCTACGCTCTCAGTAAAGCTATTGCCACCGCCAAATGTATCTGACCAAAAGCCCATTATAGTTTACCCTTCTCTGTTTCACACGCACGAATACGGTCCCGCAACTTTGCGTAGTCTGCTATTGCCATTGGGATTGTCGTGTAGTCTTCAGGTAACGCATCTAGCTCAGTGGCTAACTCTTCGTTCCATTCTGTTGAGTATTGTGAGATTGGTGGACAATAAACGTCCAGCTTGGTCCTATAGACCGCTCCCGCGCAACCTGTCAGTGAGAGACTTACGATCATCAATATTATCGTCTTCATGCTCTGCCATCGCTTTGTAAAAATCAGTCGCCTTTTTTTGCGCCTGTAGATCGTCCTTCAGGACTTTATTCTTCTCATTAGCTGCCCCACGCACCTTGCCCATTACGTAAATAATAGGCAGGGCTAGGGCCAATGCGCCAATGATGTAACTCTTAATCTTGCCGAAGATAAACATCAGTGGATACCTTCTTTATTGTCCTTGTATCGAGCGTATGCTGCCAAGGCGATGCCGCCGATAGCACAGATTAAGAAGATGGTTTTGAGGCTGTCTGCGTAGGGAACTAGCCCCTGTAGCTCACCTGCTACCTCATTAAGACCCGTAGCCGCACCCGCAAGTCCTACACCTGCCATAGTCTTAGACTTGGTTAGGGGCTTGGGATGCTCTGCCGTAGGCTTCTGGGGCATCTCAGGACCACCCTCGTCGGAGGGTAGCTGGGCATCACGACTAAAGATTGCTGCCTCTGCAGCGCGGCGACGAGTAAGCCCACGAAGGGGCTGTAGCTTGCCGTCTACTCTGGCCTTGTTCCAGCGCATGATCTGCTCTGGGCATTCGTCGTAATTTCCGCTGTTCAGACGCTTTAGCAAAGTTGATGACCTGAACGCCCCGCCGCCTAAGTTGAATACGAAGGATGTCAGCGCATCAAACTGTCCTTGGGTCAGTGGCACGTTAACAGACTTCTTAACTATCTTTGCGTGTTCGTTAAGATCATCTATTAGACGCTGCTCTGCCTCTGCCACGGTACACTTCATACCAGAGCGAATACCCTTAGTTGCGCCATATCCTAGCGTCCACTTTCCAGCGGGGCAGCGATATGCGTGTACTAGGCCATCGTCCTTTAGCTTGTGTAATCCTTCAAACTTCTTAACGAGTTCAATACAGTCTTTTGATACTGAGGTTGGGTGCATTACTTATCCTGTCGTTGCATAAGGCGATGCGAAGCCAGTATTAGGTGTATTGGCTGACATCGCTGGGCTTAGGTTGCCCATTGATACGTTTGCTCCCTGACGCATATTTAGTTGAGATAGTCTATTCAGGCTCTGATTGATGTTTAGAACCTGATCCCCTATACGGTTGCCTCCCGCATCGAAGGCTCTTAGCAGTAGGTTACCGTTATCATCTACTGCGCGTGAAATTGATGTACCATTATCCGAGATGCTGTTCTGGATTAGGTTACCTTGGTCGTCGAATGCCTGACCCAACTCGCGGAACTCGTTACGCATATTAACGTCTAGATCAGTCTGCTCTGCAGCAATCCGAGACAAGTCACGTGCCTGAGTATCCAGCTTCTTATCCTGTGCGCTGAAGCCAGATGCAATTGCACGTAGCTCTGTATTAGTATTTGCTTCAGCACTGTCAAAGCGTTGGTCAATCTGCCCAAGTAGTGAGCGTTCATACTGCTCCGCATTATCCAGCATAGTGCCTACGTTCATCTGTACTGCACTAATCTCGTTGCCGTTAGCATCCAGCTTACGCTCAATGACGTTGCCTTGGTCATCCATAGCACGGCTAATTGTATTACCCTGCTCGTCGATTGCGTTGGCAATGAGGTTACCGTTCTCATCGAAGGAGTTGGCGAGTGTCTGGTATTGCTGCTTAGTCTCAACACCAATTGTGTCTGCAGTAGTCTGAATAAGATCACGAACATTACCGAGGCGAATGGACAAGGCTTGCTGTGCAGTCTGGTCTGCTAGAGAAGCCTCTGCGAAGCCAGTGCCTACGTCACTACCGAGTTGCTGGAACCCAGTATCAATGCCAGTACCCAGAGTACCAATCTGTTGAGCCAAGTTAGTCTGCCCCTGAGCAGCCGCCTGAGCAAAGTTACCCAAGTCCTCACGCAGACGATCAGTCTGGTTAGCCTGTGCCGTTGCGAGGTCTGCGCGAGTTTGTTGCGCCAGTTCCGTATCCTGACCGTAACGATCTACGTAGGTGTCGAAGCTAGACTTAAACTCGTCTTGTCCAGCTTGTAGATTGTCTTGGTTAGCCATCATCTGAGTTGCATAGGTATCTGCAGTAGATGACATAGTGTCTAGGCTCCCCTGCAGGTCACCCTGACCGCCGAGGATATTAGCCTGTGTATTCGTAAGCTGAGTATTGACTGCGTCAGCATTCGCGGCACGTTCACTAGCGGCATCAGCCATGCCAGCGTCTACAGTGTCAAAGCGAGAGCCAGCGGCATCGAAGCCAGCGTCTACAGTGGACTGTACGTTATTTACGTTGTCACCGACTGTGTCCACGGACGATTGTACGTTGCCTACGCTGTCGTCTAGAGTATCGAAGCGACCACCAGCCGCCGCAAAGCCCGTGTCTAGGGAAGACTGTAGGCCACCAGTGTTATTCTCTAGGGCAGTCAGTAGGTTGTTATAATACTGCTCACGGCCTGTAGAAGCGTCAGT